CTTGTACAAGTCATTAGTGAGGATGATGGATTGGTGTTCTTTCGAGGAGAGGTAATAAAGGTCTAATATGGATATTAAAGTCAAAATCATTAAGGAAAACAAAGATGGTTCAGCCAATGCTCAAGTCGATTTCGATAAAGAAGGGCTTGAAACACTTGTCCAATGGGGGCTTGTTGCTATGCTTACCAAAGCAATTGATGAATACAAGGTTAGACCCGATGAAGATGAAGTCACTCTTGAGCCTGAATTCCCAATCAAGAAAAGGAAAAAGAAATGAGGTACTATCGTGAACCGTAATTGGGATAAATGCTTTGACCTAGTTATTGTCAACGAGGGAGGCTACGTTGATAATCCTGCCGACCCTGGAGGTGCTACTAACTGGGGATGTACTAAAGCTGTATGGGAACAATACATAGGGCATGAAGTTTCAAAAGAAGATATACGCAATCTGACAAAAGAAGACGTTAAGCCACTTTATAAAAGGAACTATTGGGATGCCATACACGGAGATGCTCTTCCTTCGGGACTTGACTATTGCCTTTTTGATTGTGCTATCAATAGTGGTGTTGGCCGTGCAACCAAGTTTATCCAAGAAATTGTGGGTGTTTTTGCTGATGGTGCAATCGGCAATAATACTGTTACTGCTATAAATCAAATGAATACAGTAACAATGATTAATGAGTTTTCGGATAAGCGTCAAGCATTCCTAGAGACACTCAAGACTTTCCCTGTATTTGGCAAAGGTTGGACTAAACGGGTAACTGAAGTTAGAATTAAATCTTTAGAAATGGCGGAATAATATGGCAACTAAACCTGGTTTGTACGCAAACATTCATGCTAAACAAAAACGTATCAAGGCTGGTTCAGGCGAGAAGATGAGAAAGCCTGGAACTAAAGGTGCTCCTACTGCTAAAGCATTCAAAGAGTCCGCTAAGACTGCTAAAAAGTGAGGGGACAGCCTCTCGACTCCCGATTCGTTGATGGTCTAGTTGGAAAGCCACAAAACAACTAGATTAAGCATACCCTCTCGGTGGCTTGACTATTTGATACCCACTTGTTCTCGAATCCACTCTTGAAGTGACTCAAGTTGCTGAGTCGTCATTGCACATTTTTCAACAAATTGTGGGTCGGAGGGCGTTCCATCAACGAAGGGGACGGCTGTGCTGGTGATGGACATTGCACTGCTACTGGCGTTGACGTGCAACCCACCATAGTAAGTATGAATGCGAGCAATACTATTCTTGTAATCATTGGTAATTCTCTCCGTTGTTACTTGTTGTTCCTTGAGGATTTGTTCATTCTTTGCTTCTTGCGCTTTTCCTGCTGCTTCAACACGCTCCTGATATGCCATAAATCGTGAATGCTCAAAGCTATAGCCAAGATACACGCACCCACAAAGTACCAAAGCAACCAATCCAATTTTGACATAATTAATAACCGATAAAGGGAACATTATTGTGGCTCCGCATCTTTTTTCATCATTACAGAAGCACCACCTGCACCAGACACAATGCCTAATGCTTCAGCAAGTTCTCTAAGGCTAACAGTAGTGTGCATTACTTCAAAAGCCGCAATTACGATAACAGCAATAAAACCAAGAAACCAAGTTACTCGACCAATGTCATAAGTTTCATTATCTTTACCAGTTAAAAGGTGTTGGAATATCTGTTTCATTTTTTTGTTGTAATGGTATCTGAACCTTTGGTTATTGTGACTTTATCGCCATCTACAGTAACTGACATTGGGGGTTCTTTATCTGCCAAATGGTCTAGTTTTTCAATTAAATTTTGAATAACGGCAAACTCAGGCTTTTCTTCTTTTTCAGTTGTACCTGATACAGCGTTCATCATATTGATAATAGCCATAATTGCACCACCAGCCATACCAATAACTGCGGCAATTTTAGAAGCGTCTAAAAATATACTAGCGGCAACGCTAATAACAATAATTGCTGTAATGTAAGCCAATCCATGTTGACCAATGGATTTACCAGCTACTTCTTTTGCGGATTCAATTTGTTCGTTCATTTTATTGGAAAGTGTCCTGTACCTGCAGCCCACATTAATAGTGCAACAGCAGCAAAGCCAATGAGTTTGGTAATCCGTTTAACAACAGATTCGCCTACGGAGGTATAAAAATTCTTAATAACTTTTTCGGTAACTCTTTCTACAAGCTCCTCAAGTTGTTCGTCGGTTAATGGTAATTGAGTATTTGACATGATTAGGTAGCTTGGGTTTGTGCAGTTAGTATGCCGTTGGTAAATGTCATGCTTCCGTTGGTGCCGCCAGAAGTTAATTTAGCTGTAGTAATTGTGACAGATAACCCAGTTGGTGTGCCTGTAATTGCTGAATAAGGAATAGTAGTAGAGGCTGTAACTGGCCCTGTGTTATGACCGTATAAATATCCAGTTAATCCTGGAGTTTGAATATTTGATAAATTTGTATTGGCAACGTTACCGCCTGTAATATTGACATTATCATAATTTTGATAAGCCATTGTTCCTAGCTGGTCTAAATTACCATTGGTTTGAGAAAAAATGGTATAAAACCAATCCCTAAATTGTCTAGTATCTAATGCTTGATTGGTTGGAGGAGGGGGAGGAAGCATCTTGATTGGCATTACTCATCCTCTTCCATTTCGTCATAGCACCAATTCTCAGCATATCCATACTTCTGTAAAGCGGGGATTTGATGCTCCATACCCTCACCAATGTCATCCCTTACGTTAATACAGTCAGGAATCTCAATTTTCTTGACGTTTTTATAGGCACGTTCACAGGCTTGTTTAACGGTCTTTCCTACCCCGTTTGCAACGAGTACATAGTCACCTGCCGTCACTAAGCAAGGACGCTCTACAACCCCGTTTTCGTCGTTCTGAGGGGCATTGCCAACCATGACCTCACATAAGGCATAATCTTTTGTTAATTCATCTGGAAGACCATAGATAGGAAATCCTGTATGGTCACGCCCCGTAGTCTTAGACCTAGGGTAATCCCCAATAGGGATAACAATGCCAGTAGCAGTGTCGTAGCTAACTTTGAGAGTATCTTTGCCATCTAATAGGTCACACATCCAATCGACAACAGAACCCTTATGGAGGGCTTGCTGAATGTTAAATAAAGGCCATCCTTTACGCATAGTCCACTCTAATGGGCGTGGCTCACCTTTTTCATCAATAATGAATGCCAAGTCTACATATCCAGTATGTCCGATATAGCATAGGTAGTCTTCAAAGCGTTTGAGGGTGTCATTGAATAGGTTGGACTCGGTGTAATACTTAATGACAGTTCCCTGTTCACCTGTATTACAGCCATAGTTACCTGACATGAGCTTCTTATGCTCAAAGCCTTCTAGGATGTTCTTACCAAATCCATTAGGGCCTATCCAAGCACCTACTCCGAACTCTATTCCTGGGACAAACTCTTGTAGGATGAAATCACGTCGTTTACCAGTTTCTTTCCATCGTTGAAGCATGAAGACCATATCTGCCGCTGATTTAGATACATAAGATAGAGCCTTGTCTGCATCACCACTGGGTTTAGAGACGTATCGTTTGGGATTAGCTTTAACAAAGTCGATAGCACTGTTGTAGTCCTTAAATTCAAATGAAGGAATAACTGATAATCCAGCCTTCTTCATAATGTCTTGACCATAATCACGGTCTAGTTCTAGTTTTGCACCAAGCATATTGGTACCGATAATTGGGTAACCCTCTTCATGGAACTTTTCTAGTTCACGCATTTCAAAAGCGTTATCCGATAATACGATGAGGTCTGCTTGTCTGGCATGGATTTGCCAGTTCTGTACTTGGTCAATCAATCCACGACCAATCTTAGAACGCTCCTGACCGTGTGGACGCACCCATTGTTTTACTTCGTGTCCTTCAGCAAGACAACGAATACCAAAGTCAACCAATGCTCCTGCAGGGTCAAGCAATAATATGCGCATTATTTCATTTTCTTTCTAGTCTTGCCTGAAGGTGGCTTACCTGCTCTAGCTTTAGAAAGAGCAATAGCAACTGCTTGCTTCTGTGGACGACCAGCCTTCACCTCTTTGGAGATGTTAGATGAAATAGTCTTTTGTGATGAACCTGATTTAAGTGGCATATTATTGTCCTTTATATGATTCAACAGTTACTTTACCGCCAGTATACAATGCAAAAGTTCGTAATAATTGTGTTTTCAATCTACGCTCTAATGGCTCTGAATTTCCACCTTCTTTTTGAAGTTTGTCAATTTGCTTAACAATTTTTCTGTATTTATCTAACTCTTTTGGAGTTGCTAAACCAGATGCTTCAAGAAGTTTATCCATTCTTTTAAACTCTGTTTTAATTTCACCAACATTAGTGTTGGCTAATCTTTGTTGAATAGCTTTATCTAAAACAGGTTTAAGGTATGGGTCTTTAGAAATTTGAAGTGCCATTTTCTTGGCTTCTCCAGTTTTTCCGTACTGAGAAATAATATAAGGAATCTTGTCTTTAGCTTCAGCAGTTTTCTCTGCTCTAAATGCTTCACGATATGCTTTTTCAGGAGTGCCTAAATTATTCTTTTCTGCCCATTGAGAAAATGCTTCACGCAAATCTGTTCTGATATTTTTAGCCGTTGCAGCATCAACTGCAGCTTCTCCAGTAGCACCAATTTTTGGTTGCCATTTTCTAATAAGGTCATCTACAGTTTGAGCATATTGTCTTCTTGAAGCAATACTACCCATATCAGTTTCAAGAGCTTGTTTTAAACCTCTTAAATCTGTATTGCTTATTCCGCCAGCATCACGTCCTTTAGCAAGAATTGGCTGTAAATCAGATAAGAACTTTTTGTATTCTGGACTAGAAGAAAATCTATCTTCAGGTCTCATTTTTACAGTTGTTTTATTAACATTAGAATAAAATTCATCACGCAATGCAGTGGATACAGGAACTTCTTTTTTAGTGATTGGGTCTTTAGGTAATTCTTTTGTTATCGTTTCACCAGTAGGCTTTAATGTTGAAGGCTTAATACCAACGCCTGGTACGCTCATATCTGTTCCTGGAACCATTAATTCACGACCAGTTTCAGGAGCCAACACTTCAGTAGGCTTGCCATACCCAAATTTTTGTTTTAATTCTTCTTGAGTTTGTGATTGGAATTTTTTACCAACCTCTCCTTCAACCATTTCTGTTGGTTGACCAAATGCTTGTTTTTGCCTAAACATAGCTTGAGCAGTACGTTGCTCTGGAGTTTGACCTAATGTTCCACCTAATTGTGCAAGTGCAGTAGCACCACGGCCTTGTAATGCGGCAAATGTAGATTTACCAAGTGCTAATACAGATTGAGATAATTTCTGACCAACAATATCACCAGTCAACCCAGAAAGAGCTTGTAATGGTAATGTTACTGCAGGTGGTTGACCAGTTTCTTCTCCATATGCTCCAGTAAGGTATTGCAATGCACTACCAGCGGCACCGCCCATTGCACGAGGAATGGCTGGTACAGCTTCCATACTATAGCCAAGTGCTTTAATATAAGCATTAGGGGCTTTTTGTAATACTTTTGGAAGTCCGTATCCAATTGCAGCACCTACTCCAGTAGATACTCCTAATTCACTGGCACGTTGCCCCATAGGTTTTTGTATTGGAGCAACTGGCTCATACATTTTCCCACCGCTTGCCTCATCCAATTTTTTTGTAAGGTCTGTGGTTAATGCCTGTGGTCTTGTTAATAGAGATTTAATATCAACAATACCACCTTGTTTCAATACTTTTTCAGATACATCACCAATGGCTTTACCAGCCTTTTGCAACATTGATGGCTCTGGAGCCTCTTCCCAATTATCACCAGCAGGAGAGACTGTTACCGAAGCAGATGGAGCATCTTCCCATTGAGCCATTATTATTGTCCTTTTGGTCGTCTAGCAAATTTACCAGTTGCAGGATTAATGCCATATTCATATTTTTCTGGCTCATAAGAACCAAATGCTGTTGTTGCTTGACCTTTAATATCTGGAGCTTTAGATTCAGCAGGTTTTACTTCTTCTGATTTCTTAATGTCCATTCCTTTGATTTCTTCAGGTTTAATACCATACCTAGATTGAAGTTTATCAAGGTCTCCTCTAGCCAATTCTCTATAAACAAATGGAGCAGATTCTGGAGTAAGTCCAGAAGATTTTAATACTTCAGCTTGACGATTCAATTCTGAAATTAATAATCTACCTCCTCCAGATGCTGCTAATGCTCTTTCATTAACAACGTCCAAAACTTTTTTGGCAATTGCTCTTGACCAGTTTATTTCATCTTGGGAAGCATTTTTTGCCTTCATAGACTTTTCAACATCGTTAAGAATCTTGGATTCATTAACAGCACCTTCTTCATCTTTTTCGTAACGAGAAGGTAAATATCTTTCAAATGAATTGATAATTTGCGCTGGAACACCAGTTGATTGTGGGTGCTTTTCAACCAAATCAGCAAGTTCACTTGTTGCTCTAATAGATTGAACAGTTGATGAAACTTTTGGAATCTCTTTACCAGACAACCTTTTAATCCTATCGTCTGGTAAAAATGCTCTTAAACCTTCAACCTGACCTTTAACGTCTGCATATTCTTTACCAACAATAGCACCTAAAATACCAGTCATTTCTTTTTCACGGGCATATTCTCTATTGCGTTGAAATTTTTGGTCTTCTTGTCTACGCAATTCTTCATTTTGTCTATCAATACGAGTTTGGATAGTTTCTGCAGTTTTTTGAGAAGCACGAGGCAATATTTCATCTTTTAAATCAGGAGACCATTTTTCAGGCAACCAAGAAGGTCTATTTTTAAGGCCAGCCCTTTCCATAGCCGCTTTAACTTTTGCATCATATTCTGCTTGGCTTTTAGCTAACGTAGCATTGTATACAAGAGCATCCGTTCCTTCTTGTTTAAAGGTGGCGGCTTTATTTTTAGCTTCCGTCATTGCGGCATCAGCACGACGAGCTTCTTCCATTGCTTTGCTTTGAGCGTTTACATCGCCAGTCAATCCAGCAATCTTTGCTCTTTGTTGAGCTTTATTAAACAGTTGTTGTTCTGTATTGGCTTTTTGCAAATATGTTGATGCTTGACCAGCAAGAGTTTCTTCACCATCTGCAGTTTTTAAATTAAATTTACCGCCAAATGGGTCTACAGCCATTTGTCCTAATGCTTGTGGTTGTCCACCTACAGCACCAATACCACCAGCCATTGCTGGAAGGCCTTTAGCTTCAGCGGCTTGTTCTGCCTGAACTTCTTTTAATCCTTGTGATTGCAATTGATATTGTTGCGATGCAATATCTTCCTGCCTAAATGCTTGAGCAGGGCTTGTTTGCAATACATTAGCTAATTCTGAAAGACTTGCCATATTAACTCACCG